TACAAGCTTATTTAGTGATGCGCTATCAAGCTCTGTAAACTTCTTATTTGCAGCAGAAGGTGAAGGCGCAGCCGATGCATCGGTTGCTGTTAATGGACCTTTAATTACTATTGCTGCAACTCGAAGGGATATTTTATCATTTATCTCTCCTCCTTGTACGATCACAAAAACACCTGCAACTACTACGGCTGCAGATCTAGTGACATATTTTGGTTTAACTGGTGTAAACACTAGTACTTCATATGTAGTTGCTGATTCTTCGGCGTTATATGTTTATGATAAGTATAATGACCAATATCGATATATTTCTGCAAATGGTCACTTAGCTGGTCTTTGCGCTAATACTGATAGAGTAACTGATTCTTGGTTCTCTCCTGCAGGTCAAAATAGAGGTCAAATACTTGGTGTTACTAAGTTAGCATACAATCCGGTTAAAACTGATCGTGATACATTATATCAAGCTCGTATTAATCCGATTGTATCTTTCCCAGGTTCTGGTTTAATATTATTTGGTGATAAGACTAGATTAACTAAGCCAAGTGCATTTGATCGTATTAACGTTCGTCGATTATTTATTACATTAGAACAAGCAATTTCAAGAGCATCTGAATCTATGTTGTTTGAATTTAACGATGAATTTACACGTGCTAACTTCCGTAACATGGTAGAACCATTCTTACGTGATGTAAAAGGCCGTCGTGGTATTACTGATTTCTTGGTAATCTGTGACGAAACAAATAACGATGGTAATGTCGTTGATCAAAATAGGTTTGTAGCAGATATTTTCATCAAACCTGCACGTTCAATTAACTTTATTACATTAAACTTTATCGCCACGCGTACTGGTGTTGAGTTTAGTGAAATTGCAGGACAATAAACGGGAGTAAATAAAAAATGGCTATTTTAGGTGTAGATGACTTTAAGTCAAAATTAACTGGTGGTGGCTCGAGAGCAAACATGTTCAAAGTAACTGTTGGTTTTCCTGCTTACGCCCAAGGTGATGTAGAACTTTCGTCGTTCTTGTGTAAAGGCGCTCAGTTGCCGGCATCGATAATTGCTCCGATCACGATTCCATTTCGTGGTCGACAATTGCATATTGCTGGTGATAGAACGTTCGAACCTTGGAATATCACAATTATTAATGATGCAGATTTTGTTGTAAGAGATGCATTTGAACGCTGGATGAATGGAATTAATGAGCATACAAATAACAGCGGTATAAATGATACTTCTGAATATTATGCTGATATGAGAGTTGAACAGCTTCGAAGAGATGGTACTGTTTCAAAACTTTACGAGTTTCGTGGAACTTGGCCAACAAACTTATCAGCAATAGATGTGAGCTATGATTCTGAAAACACGATTGAGGAGTTTACTGTAGAGCTTCAAGTAACATCTTGGCACTCAAATACAACTTCATAAAGGGTTATAAATAGTAATAGTGAGGGGAGATTATTCCCCTCCATTATTATGAGGATAAAACATGGCTGAATTATTTGGCTTTGAGATAAAACGAAAGCAAGATAAGAAAACTGAAAGACCTTCGGTTAAAACATTTGTGCCTGATACAGAATCGGATGGAGCTGGTGTTATAAAAGCTGGTGGGCATTTTGGTTCTTATGTTGATCTTGATGGCAATAATGCAAAGAATGAAGCGGACTTAATACTTAAGTATCGTGATACTGCATCACAACCAGAATGCGACTCTGCTATCGAAGATATTGTAAATGATGCAATTATTGGAGATTATGACTCATCTCCTGTGAATGTCGTATTAGATAAAGTAGATACCTCTGATGTGATTAAAGATACAATCAGAGAAGAATTTGATAATGTGTTATCTATGTTGAATTTTAGTCAACATGGTCATGACATATTTAAGAAGTGGTATGTTGATGGAAGATTACCATATCACATTGTAATTGATTCGAATAACATTAAACAAGGTATTCAAGAGCTTAGATATATTGATCCTATTATGCTTCGTAAAGTAAAAGAAGTACATGAAGAACAAGATCCTAGAACAGGTGCTGTACTAGTTAAAAAATCAAAAGAGTTCTTTTTATATAGTGATCCTTCTGGACAAAGCGATACTTTAGGTAAACAAGAAGCATTAAAGATTCATAAAGACTCGATTGCTTATTGTACATCAGGTATGTTAGATCCAAGTCGTAAGCGTATTCTTTCATACTTGCAAAAAGCAGTAAAACCAGTTAACCAACTTCGTATGATGGAAGACTCATTGGTTATCTATCGTATATCACGAGCTCCAGAACGAAGAATCTTTTATATTGATGTAGGTAACTTACCGAAAGGTAAAGCTGAAGAATATCTCCGTGGTATTATGAATCAGTATAGAAATAAGCTTGTATATGATGCAAGTACTGGTAATATAAAAGATGACAAGAAACATATGTCAATGTTGGAAGATTTCTTTTTACCTCGTCGTGAAGGCGGTAAAGGTACTGAAATTACAACATTGCCTGGTGGTGAAAACCTTGGTCAGATTGATGACATATTATATTTCCAAACAAAATTATATAAAGCACTCAATGTACCACTAGGTCGTTTAGAGCAAGATTCAGGATTTTCTTTAGGTAGATCAACTGAAATTAGTCGAGAAGAAGTTAAGTTTAAGAAGTTTATTGATAAATTAAGGATGAGATTTTCTGACTTATTTATGCAATTACTTAAAACTCAATTAATCTTAAAGGGTATTATCACATCTCAAGATTGGGATGATTGGAAAGAAGATATTAACTTTGACTTTATTGAAGACAACTATTTTTCTGAACTTAAAGAAGCCGAAATGATTCAAAGTCGATTTGCTATGATGCAAGATATAGAAGACTATATTGGTAAGTATGTATCACATCAATGGGTACTTAAAAATATTCTTCGACAAACAGAAGAAGAAATACAACAAATGCAAAAAGAAATACAAGATGAGGGCGGTGGCGCTGACGCTGAAGGCGAAGAAGACGACGATTTGTAGAGAGTTAGTTTTTTATAAATATATAATACAAGAGAGGATAGTATGGACGTAGTAGAATTAATTGATAATGTAAAACAAGGCGATAACGTAGCTGCAAAAAGGGGTTTTGATACTCTTATGAGTCAAAAGCTTACTGCTGCTTTAGATGCAAAGAAAATTGAAATTGCATCCCAATTGGGTCAATCAAAACAAACAGAAGAAGAGTAATATGCTTACATTTATTGATATAAGAGAAAAGGCCCAATTAATTGGTTCTGGTGAAAAACCACTTAAGACCTATAAAGCTGGTAAAAAGAAGAATGTCGATGTTCTTATTACTCAGAAAGGTGGTAAGTTTGGTCTGTACATCAATAAAGATAAGCTTGATGACCGCTTTAAATCTTTAAAAGATGCAGAAAAAGAAGCAGCTGATTTCATCAAACTTATGGGCGAGGAACTCGAACTATGAAGTTAATATCAGAATATCATGATAGCGATTTACAGGTTATCACTGAAAAGAAGGAAAACGGCAAAAAAGATTACATCATAGAAGGTGTATTCATGCAAGCCGATCAAAAGAATAGAAATGGTCGTATTTATGAAAAGGCAGTTTTAGAAGGTGCCGTAAATAAATATGTTACCGAGCAAGTTAAAACTGGTAGAGCTGTTGGTGAATTAGATCACCCTGCAGGTCCTGGTATTAATTTGGATAAAGTTTCACATAAGATCACTGAACTTCGTTTTGAAGGTAGTGATGTTATTGGGAAAGCATCAATTTTAAAAACTCCTATGGGTAAGATCGTTGAAGGTCTGCTTGAAGGTGGCGTTAAACTTGGTGTATCAAGTCGTGGTATGGGTAGTCTTGAGCAAAAGAAAGGTGTCATGAAAGTCGGTAAAGACTTTATATTAGCAACCGTTGATATAGTACAGGATCCAAGTGCTCCCGAAGCATTTGTTAATGGGATTATGGAAGGAGTTGATTGGGTCTGGGATAATGGCATACTTAAAGCACAAGAGATTGAAATAATTGAGACTGAGATTAAAACTGCTCGAAACATTGGTTCATCTGATGTTGAGATTAAAGCATTTAAGAATTTCCTCTCTAAACTTGTAAACTCTTAATAGGAGAAAAATATGTCTATTGAAAATGAAGAACTAGACATTGATAATGTAGAGCAAATTCAAGAAGAAGAGCTCGTTGATGAGACACAAGTTGATTCATACGAGGAAAATCTTGAAGAGAAAGCTAAAGTTAAGGAAGAAGACGACGACGAGGATGATGACGAAGTTGTCTCCGAGGAAGAAGAATCTGATGACGAAGTCGAAGAAATGGAAATGCCTAAGACTAAAGCTGGTATCTTGAATGCTGCATACTCAATGATGAAAAAAGCTAAGAAAGACGAAGCAATGAAGTTATATGCTGGAATGCAAAAACTTCAGGCGGGTTATCATAAAGAAGATGTTGATGTTGATGAAACTGTTGTTTCTGAAACTGCTGACGTTTCTCACATTGATTACGAAGAAGATCTTAATGTATTGGTTGCTGAAGAAGCTACTTTGTCGGATGGTTTCCGTGATAAAGCTTCAACAATCTTTGAAGCTGCTTTAAAAACTAAAGTTGGTGCTGAGATCGATCGTCTTGAAAGCGAATATGCTCAAAATCTTGAGGAAGAAGTTGCTTCAGTTAAGACTGACTTAGTTGAGAAAGTTGACGCTTACTTAAACTATGTGGTTGAAGGCTGGATGCAAGAGAATGAAGTTGCTGTTGAAGCAGGTCTACGTACCGAAATCGCAGAAGGCTTTATGACTTCTTTACAGAGTGTATTCAAAGAACACTACCTTAGTGTTCCTGAAGGCAAAGAAGACTTGCTTGACGAATTGTCAGAACAAGTTGCTGAGCTCGAAGAACAACTCAATAAAACCACTGACGAGAATGTTGAATTATTCCAATCTGTACAAGAATCACAACGTGCAGATGTAGTACGCAAACATACCTCTGACTTAGCAACTACTGAAGCTGAAAAACTTTCTTCTTTAGTCGAAGATGTAGAATTCGGTGATGTTGAATCTTTCGATATGAAAGTGAAAACTATCAAAGAATCTTACTTCGTTAAAGAATCAGTTGAATCTACTTCTGAAGTTGATGAAATTGTTGGAACAGAACAAGCTCTTACTGAAGACGTTTCTGATTCAATGTCTCGATACACCGCAGCTCTTAACTCATCAGTATTTAAGTAAGCTGTAATTAAATTTAACTAAACATTTAATAGGAGAATACTAAAATGTTTAAATCTGATCAAGTCCTTATGGAAAAATGGGCTCCAGTATTGGATCACGAAAGTGCACCAATCATCGAGTCACACGAAAAGCGTGCAGTTACTGCTCGTCTTTTAGAAAACACTGAGTCTGCTCTTCGTGAAGAGGCTTCTCAAGCTACTTTTTCAATCTCAGAAGCTGTTGGTGACGGTACTCAAAACGTTCAAACAGTTGCTAATCCTGATCCAGTATTGATTTCATTGGTACGTCGTGCAATGCCTAACCTTATTGCATATGATGTTGCTGGTGTACAACCAATGTCTGGTCCTACTGGCTTAATCTTCGCGATGAAAGCTCGTTTTGCTAACGCTGACGGTAGTCAAATCGAAACTGGCGATGCTGAAGCATTAAAAGATGCTGCTGACACTGATTTTTCAGGTGCTGGTACTGAACTCTTAGAAAGCGGTATTGTTCTTGCATCTAGCTTATCTGCTGGTGATATTGCTCAAATCATCACTATCGGTGATACTAACTACAACGCATCTAACGTTGGCGGTGGTGCTGGTTTCGCGGTTGGTACAGTCTTTACACGTGGTTCTGCTGCTGCAACTGGTACAGGTACAGTAGTTGTACTTGGTACTATCGGTGCTGGTATGTCAACCGCAGCTGGTGAAGTAAAGGTTGCAAATGAAATGGGTTTCACTGTTGAGAAAGTAAGTGTAACTGCGAAAACTCGCGTATTACAAGCTTCTTACACAATGGAATTGGCTCAAGATCTTAAAGCTGTCCATGGTCTAGATGCTGAAGCTGAATTAGCTAACATTCTTTCTGCAGAAATTCTTGGTGAAATTAACCGAGAAGTTATCTTGCAAATCAATGCTCAAGCTAAACTTGGTACTGCTGGTGAAGGTGCTGGTGTAATTAGTTTAACTGGTGCTGATAATGGCGGCGGTAGATGGCAAGCAGAGCGCTTCCAAGCTTTAGCTTTCCGTTTAGAGCAAGAAGCGAATCAAATCGCAAAAGAAACTCGTCGCGGTAAAGGTACTTACATCATCGCTTCAAGTTCAGTTGCTGCTGCTTTAAGCGCTGCTGGTGCTTTAGCTTACGGTTCTGCTATCACTGCTGGTGATCTTGCAGTTGATAACGCTGGTAATACTTTTGCTGGTACTCTTAAAAATGGCATGAAAGTATATGTTGATCCATATGCTCCACATAACTATGCTACTGTTGGTTATAAAGGTACTAATACTTATGACGCTGGTATTTTCTACTGCCCATATGTTCCTTTAACTCAACTTAAAGCTGTTAATCAAGAAGATTTTCAACCTAAAGTTGGCTTCAAGACTCGTTACGGTCTTGTTTCTAACCCATTCGCGGTTGAGTCAGATGCTGCTATTACAGAAGCTCTTGGTACAGTTGGTGCTCGCACTAACCCTTACTTCCGTCGTAATGTTGTTATTGGTGTATAATCAGTCATAACTTTTCGAAGTAAAATTAAAAGAGGATCTTTGGATCCTCTTTTTTTTGTGTATAAATACAGATATAACGGAGATTAATTATGCCAGTTACATCAAATAAAAATTTTTTAAGTCCTGTTGGGTTTGAGCTAAAAGTCGACTTTCGAAAATACCCGAATCTTGAGTTTTTTTGTACCGCTGCTAGTCTACCAGGAATAAGTATGACAGAAGCTTCTGCTCCATACAAAGGCGCAAATGTAGGACTTATTGGTGATCGTATTACATTTGATGATTTTACTGTACGATTTAATGTTACAGAAAATATGGATAATTATATAGAAACATTCGATTGGATGCATGATATTGTAAATGGTGGTGATATAAATAATATTCAATCTGATGCGATACTTGTATTATTAAATTCACATAATAATAAGATTAAAGAAATACGATTTAAAGATATATTCCCAACTTCGTTATCTGGTTTGGATTTTGATGTAAACCAAGGGGATATTGAATATTTAACTGCAGAGGTAACTTTTAAGTATACATATTTTGAAATTAAATAATGAGGTAATATATGATTGATTTGAAGTCCATTCTTGAAATGTGGCAAAAAGATTGTGAAATAGATGAAATGCAACTCGACGAATCATCTCGTGATTCGGCAAAACTACATGGTAAATACTTAGAGCTTATGAGCGTAAATAAGCTTACTCTAAAAAGAAAAGAATCAGAGTTTAAAGTATTACTTAAAAACAAATGGTTACACTATAACGGTAAATTATCAAAAGAAGAATTAGATGAGCTTGGTTGGGAATATGATCCTTTGAATGGCTTGACTGTACTCAAAGGCGATATGGATAAGTTCTATGATTCGGATGCTGTTATACAAGAAGCACAGGCAAAGATAGAATATCTTGAAGAGGTTGATAAAACACTAAAAGAGATATTAGAAAATATTAAGTGGCGACATCAAAACATAAAGAATATGATTGAATGGAGAAAATTCACAAGTGGCGTATAGCGATAAAGTTATAGATCATTATGAGAATCCAAGAAATGTTGGAAAACTTGATAAAGAAGATCAAAACGTTGGTACTGGAATGGTAGGTGCACCAGCGTGTGGTGATGTGATGCAATTACAAATAGAAGTTGGAGATGATAATATAATAACTGATGCTAAGTTTAAAACTTATGGTTGTGGTTCGGCTATAGCATCGTCATCATTGCTCACTGAATGGGTAAAAGGTAAATCATTGGATCAGGCAAAGACCATAAAAAATATGGAAATTGCTGAAGAGCTTGCTTTACCACCCGTTAAGATACATTGTTCTGTACTTGCAGAAGATGCGATCAAAGCAGCAATTGATGATTATATGAGTAAGAATGGATAGAATCGTAGTATCAAAAAGAAATCACGTATTTCTTTATATACAGACTGATCCTGGTATAGAACAAGAATTGTCAGATCATTTTTGTTTCTATGTGC